CTGGCAGTCATCGTCAATGGCTTTGACTCAGCCGCTAGCGATGCCCGGTACATCCTGAAGGAGCGGATCTTGAAGTCTTACGAGGACGAGATCAAAGAACTGGCCCGCAGCATTGAAGGAACGAGGAGGGATTGATCATGAAAGACGGAGGATCGGCATTTCCTTGGGTAGTAGACCTGGGAGATAAAGTTGAAGGGGCCAGGGGCATGACTTTGCTTGATTTTTTTGCCGCTCATGCTCCTGCTCCAGATCAAACATGGATCCACCAATATGCATTGGAGCGGGGATACAAAGGAGAGGCAAAAATGATTGCAGACTGGCGTTATCAGTACGCAAGGGCTATGTTGGAGGCGAGGGAACAATGATCAAACACTTGCTTGTAAACGCAATAACTGCGATAATGTTTTTAGGGATTGTGGTGTTGTTTGCACTGGCCCCGGACATCATGGCATTACGCTAGCAGAATGCTTGAAGGCCGGAAGCCCGGTGAGCGCAAAACTACTTCCCAGCGACGGGAACGCAATAGCCTGGGGTTGCGCCCAGGCCTTCAGCCCAAGACGCATGGATCTTTGACCGCTGGGAGTACCTGGCGGGTGGCCCCAAGGATCCAGCCGTGTTAGGCTACAATTTGACTCAAGTTCAACGGATCGAGGAATACGGTCATGCCGGAAACCGCCGCAAAGCCACCAAAACGGCTCAAGAGCGCCGCAAAGACACAACCTAAGGGTCAGGTAGCCATAAGCGCCCCAAACGCGCCAGAAGCCCCAAATAAGCCAAAGATCGGCAGACCCTCAAAGTACACCCCAGAGATAGCGCAGAAGATATGCGAGATGCTCAGTGACGGAATACCACTGAGAGAGATCTGCAGACAGGATGGATTCCCCGCCTGGCAAACGATTTATGACTGGATGTACAGAGATGATGAGTTGGGTGAGCGCGGAGTGGGTCTTTCCAGAGCCATCGCGCACGCTCGCGAAACTGGATATGAGGCAATTGCCGAGGAATGCCTGAGGATTGCCGATACTCCAGTGATGGGGCAAAAGCAAGTAATGGGCGATGACAAGACATATACCACTGTGGAGGATATGCTTGGCCACCGCAAACTGCAGATTGAAACTCGGCTGAAGTTACTGGCCAAGTGGAATCCTAAGAAGTACGGCGACAGGGTTCAGTTGGCTGGAGATGCTGAGAACCCTCTCAAGATAGAGGCATCTGTAGAGGCTGACAAGCTGATGCAGGCTTTGCTGCAGAACGCTGAACTCAAGAAGCAGCAGTGAGCGAATTAGCCGAGGCGATTAAGTCGCCCGACGTTCAAGCCAAACTCAAGTTATTGCCCCCTGAAAGGCAGGCGGCATATCTCTGGCGTGCATTATGGTTACAGACTGCACATAAACATCAGATACTGCCGCATGGAGATTGGTGGAGTATCTGGTTAATGCTGGCAGGCCGCGGCGCAGGTAAAACTAGAACTGCCGCGGAACAGATTGGCTGGTGGGCCTGGAATGAGCCAGAAACCCGTTGGCTGGTGGCGGCTCCTACTTCCGCTGACGTCCGGGGAACCTGCTTTGAGGGCGACTCTGGCTTGCTCAACGTCATCCCAAAGTGCCTGGTCGCTGATTACAACAAGGCGTATCACGAGCTTCGCCTGACAAATGGTTCACTTATCAAAGGCATCCCGGCGTCGGAGCCTGAGCGCTTCCGGGGGCCACAGTTCCACGGCGCCTGGTGTGATGAGCTAGCCGCCTGGGAGTACCTGCAGGAAGCCTGGGATCAAATCCAGTTCGGCGTCCGGTTGGGGAAGAAGACCAGGACGATCATCACGACAACGCCGCGGCCAAAGGACTTGGTGCTCGAGCTAATCAATCGAGACGGGGATGACGTGGCTGTAACGACCGCCTCGACTTATGCCAATCTGGACAACTTGTCGGATAACTTCCGCAAGCAGATCCTGCAGTACGAGGGCACGAAGCTAGGCCGGCAGGAGATCTACGCCGAGATCATTGACCCTGAAGAGGGTGGTATCGTCAAGCGGGAGATGTTCAAACTCTGGCCAGACGGCAAGGCCTTCCCGAAGTTTGAGTACATCGTCCAGTCTTACGACTGCGCCTACACCGAGAAGACGCAGAACGATCCCACTGCTTGCTTGACCTGGGGCGTCTTCAAGCCCTTAGATGGGCCTATGAGCGTCTTATTGATCGATGCCTGGCAGGACAGGCTGCAGTACCCTGATCTGCGCCCTAAGGTCATTGAGGAGTACGACGTCGTCTTTGGCGAGGGCAAAGAGCGCAAGCGGGTGGATCTGATCCTGGTGGAAGATAAGAGCGCCGGCATCAGCCTGATCCAAGACTTACAGCGTGCTCACTTGCCGGTCAGGGCGTACAACCCTGGAAATGCTGACAAGGTGCAGCGCCTGAACATCGTCTCAAACATCATTGCTCGAGGCCGGGTCTGGATCCCTGAGTCATCTCAGCGCAAAGGCTACGTCAGGGATTGGGCGGAAGGCTTCGTGTCTCAGATCTGCTCATTCCCTGAGACGACTCACGACGACATGGTGGACGCCTGTACGCAGGCTCTGCGGTTCTTGCGTGACTCAGGCTGGCTTGAGATTGACCCACCGCCTGATGACGACTGGGACGATGACGACTACGCCGACAGCGGGAAGAAGCGTAGGGAAAACCCGTATGCTGTATGAGGGTTTAAATACTTGTGCATCTTGTTGTGAGTTGCTGTATACTTGCAACCGTCCAGAGTGGCATCTGGGCGATGAACTGGTAGAAACCCCGCAGAGTTCTGTGTGGTCTTGTCCGACGGCAAGCGAGTCTTTTGACCAGTTCAATCGCCTTGCTGTTGCTCTCGCCAAGAGCCAAGACCACAGAGCGCTTTGCGGGGTTTTTGCTTTTGGACTGCCTCGATGCGGAACGTCGGTGGTCAAGGCAAGGGATACCCTGCACACGAGCGGGCCAAAGCAGGGGCGGTGGGCTGAGTCTAGAGCCGGGTGGTGTACGAATAGTCTGGACGACGCGAATGCGACGGGTGGCTCCATGCTGGGGAACGTTGCAGGCGAAGCGAAACGTGGCGCGGTCACGGTTGGGCTTCGCTTTGCTCAGGGATTCACCAGCTGGGGTTTGCGTAAGAGATGGACTTGACTGCTTCCTCAAGTTATGATGCGCCCCAAATCCTTTCGCGGGGAAAATGATGGCTGATGATTCTGCGGTATTTGGGCGATATCCAAGTTCTGGTCGGCGCCCTGAAGCGCTGAATGTTTCTCGCAATGTCAATGCGCCGCTTCAGCTTCTTCGTGGTGCTGGAGCGGGAGTTGCTGGCACGCCTGGCGACATAGAAGCCATCCTGCGAGCCATCGCCAATTTTTCATTTGGCCTAGGTGGTGTCAAGGTTTCCCCGGAGGCGGTGCTGCCGACTAGCGAAAGAATTGAGCGCATGATCCCTGGCAGAGATGAATCTCCTGCTGGTCAATTATTTTCTGGCCTAGGGGCGTTGGCCGGGGGCGTGAAGGGTTCTAAGTGGCTTGTGCAGCCGTCTTCTTTGCGGCGCGAACTGCACAATCTGTCTGCTGATGTCATGCGGCCTTTTACGCCGGTGCCCGTGACGATTGAGGCTGTTTCTCCGAAGCTGGGCCAAAAGGGCACAAGCGCTTTCCGAGAGGGATTGACTGAGCGCCTTATTGGCAAAGAGGGCGCTTATCCCATCAAAGAGATGGGGCGCCACGAGACGTCTAGATATCCCGGCCAGGGCGTTTTTAAGAGTCCAAGCACGGGGATTCTCGAGACCAACCCCATGATTTCGTTTGAGGTGCCAGGCATCTCTGATATCTCCCGCCACAGGACTTTCTTAAAAGACTTGACGTCTGCGGGTTCTGCTCTTGAGCAAGAGGGCATGGGGGCGGTTAGGTTCTTGCCGTCAATCACCAACAACATCAAAGATGCGTCGGCGATGTTAATCAAACCAAAGGGGCGAGATTTAAGTCCCGAAGAGGTAATCAAGCTCTCTACGATGCTTGGCGAAAATATGGTGTTGTCCCACAACCCGCGGCTCGGTGGCGTGACTGTGGTGCCGTTTGGGGCGGTCAAGCAGGGTGAGGTGCCTAGCGAATTCTTGGCGGCCAGGCAGGCGGCGAAGGATGTCTTGGGCAATGAAGCCAAGATTCACTACGGCACGTCTGACTACAATCGTGACCGCATCTATGGCTACCAAACGCCAGAGGGCTACAAAGCCACGGACATTAAGGGTGAAAAGTATTTGCTGCCAAAAGCGCAGCCTACGCCGGAAGAGGTGGCGAGCGTGAGAGACAGGCTCAAGTATCTCGAGCGCAAGATGTTCCCAGAGTCTGTTGAGGGCATTCCTGGCCAAGTCCAGTCGGCGCCTGTTGGCGGGATTCAGCCGTGGTCGCGTGGCAAAGAGTATCCAACCGACGTGATAGGCAGGGAGAGCCAGGGCCGCACGATGTGGCAGCCGGTCAACTACGCCACTGAAGAATACGGCGAACTCTTCCCCAAAATCCGAGAGGCTGATGAGGCTCGCAAGAAGATGCTGGAGGATTGGCAGCGATGGATGCCATCTCAAGTTCGGTGATTTCTAGGTTCAACTTGAAGGCAAGTTCATTAGCCTCTTCTCGGGTTGAGAACTTGCCAATTGAAACACCCGTTCTATGATGCTTATTGACAACAGTAAAGCCGCCATCCCACTCAATGGATCCCCACGGGTAGGACAGGCTCAAAGACACTGGTTGTGATTGATTTTGCATAACCCTGATTATCCACAAATTAAACACAGGCGTCAAGGGTCTGATTAAAGATGGCAACAAAATCAAGATCAAGTTTGGCCAGCGGCGACGTTCTGAACACGGATAACGAGGGCGCGGCTTTCGGCATCTACCCCTCCTCGGGCGGCGCGGTTCGTATGCAGTCAGGCGGGTATATGGATCCTGGGTACGAGATGGAAGTTATCCGGCGGGCGCCGGATTCACCGCTCGAGGCTGCCGCAACAAACCTGACGCCGCAGCGTGAGCGCGACCTGGCCCCAAGACGCAAGAAGGAGTCGGAGGAGGTCGCAGAGGCCAAGCCATACACCCCGTCTTTGCGAGAGCGCCATGCGCAGAAGCTGCAGCAATTGCTCGCGGATAAGGGCGTTGACAAGTATCAAGCAAACAGGCTTGCTCAGTCTTTAATTGGCGGCCCTCAAAGTAATCTGCCGTTTGGTTTGGGTTTGGCTGATATTGCTGTCGGCTCCCCGTATCAGGCGGAAGAGTCCGGTTATATGCTTGGCGAGGCCAAACAAGCCGCCGGTGAGGGTGAATATGGCTCTGCTGCGCTCAAGGCTGGTCTTGGCGCACTGTCTGCCATTCCATTTGCAAAGCCTGGTGCAGCGGTGGCAAAGAGCGCCGGAAAGTCTCTGGCCCCTAAAGCTGCCGAGATGGCTGAGGGTTACTTGCAAAGAGCGGGGTTCATGCCTAGCGTAGTTGAGGGCGCCAAGCCTGCTCGAGTTGCTGCCCCTGCGTCGTCGCTTGGTTTCTACAGCCCCGCGGAAGAGGCGGCGCTTAACTTCCAACGTAAGGCAGGCCCAGGTCAGGCGTTTCTTAATGAGATGCAAAAGGCTGGGGCAAGCAAGAACGAGCTTGAGCACACGGGTATCGCGGAGTATTTGAGGAGCAATCCAAACCTGACTCGAGAAGAGGTTCAGGAGTTTGTGTCAAAGAATAAGCCGCAGGTCGAGGCGAAGGTATTAGGCGGGGATTTGCTGAAGCACCCCAAGCAGGATGAGCTTAGAGAGTTGGGCCTGCAATATGACCCGATCCTAGATGATGTGACGCCCCTACATCACACGATTGGCGTAAAGCGTAGCGGGTTTGGAAGCGAGCCGCATTGGTCTGAGAACCTGAACCAGTTTGATACGGACTACGCCAACAAGTTGGCCAATGAGATTAGGAAATCAGAGCCTAAATACAGCAACTATCAATTACCTGGTGGACAAAACTACCGCGAGGTGCTACTGACGTTGCCGGACGCAAAGGATAAGCACGCGGGTAGTTATGCAAAAACACCCTCTGGATTTTGGCGCGTTATATTTAAGAACGGCGATACCGCTGTTGTGAGGTCAGAGCAAGAAGCAAAGGAATTGGTTGGCACCCCCGCTTACCGTTCCTCCCACTGGGATGAACCCAACGTCCTAGCCCACATTCGCCTCAATGACCGCGTAGACAACGAAGGCAAGAAAGTCCTGTTCGTTGAGGAGTTGCAGTCAGACTGGGGGCAAGAGCACAGTAAAAGAGAAAGAGCGCTTGCAAAAGCAACAACTGAAGGGGGTCGTGCTGTTGCGCAATCGCAGCTTGATAAAACTTCAAAAGCTCCCTTCGTCACCAAGACCAACGACTGGGTGGATCTTGGCCTGAAGCACATCATGAAGCACGCAGCCGACAAAGGCTATGACCGCGTGGCTTTCATCAATGGCCCACAGTCTGCAGACCGCTATGACCTGAGCAAGTACCTCAGCAGCGTGACGGCTACGCCTAATAAGGACGGCTCGTTTGCTCTGGCAACCGTTGACCGTAATGGGCGGCGTGAAACGAGCATTGCTGTTCCTCCTGGAAAGCTGGATGAGTACGTCGGCAAGGAGATGGCTGATCGGATCACCAAGGCAGGTGGCGGCACGTTTGAGGGTGAGAACCTGCGCGTCCCTCACAAGGGCATGGAGGACTTCTACGACAAGCTGGTGCCGGCACAGGCTCAGGCTTTGTTGAAGAAGTTCGGCGGCGAGAAGATGCAAGAAGTTGTTTTTCCAGGCGCTGGTGAGCTGAAACCTTTTGTTCCGACTGTTCAGCCTGGTGAGCGTGAATACCTAATTTCCCTGATGCGGCAAGAAGCGCAGCAAAAGCTGATGGATCAAGGCGTTGATGCGGCTACGGCCAAAGAGACTGCCTATAGCTTGCGCCATGGCGTTATTGCCAGCATGACGGGGCGCAAGGCTGAATTGGAAGACTTGACCGCCAGACTATTGGCGGATGACAGCGCAAGGCGAGAATTTGAAAGAGCTTCTAAACAAGGCTCTGTAGGAACTCAGCTTGGCTTTGACATCACGCCTGAGATGCGTGAGCGCCTGAAGAAGCCTATTGCCTACGCAGAAGGCGGTGCAGTTGGCCTCGAGACCACGCCTGATATGTCTGACGGTGGCCAGATCATCCCAGTCAAAGAGACCGGCATGAAGAAGGGCGGCTTTGTTGGCGATGCTGACAAGATCGCTGAAAGCCTGACCAAAGGCGGCATGGACAAAGACAAAGCCCTGACCCATGCGGTGAGGATGGCAAAAGTTAAACAGGATGCTCCTAAGGTCAAGCCTAAGTCTGTGCCTGAGGGTGCTGAAGAGTTCAAGAATGCCGTGATCCAGAAGTTCCAGGTTGGTGGTGTTGTCTCTGGGTTAATTGGATCTGGCGCCAAGACCGCAATCGCCGCAAAAAAAGGCGCGGCTTTCACAGAAAAGGTGCTGGCAAGTCAGGCCGAGAAGATCGCGGAGAAGATTGCTCAAGCGAACCCGAAACTTACTGAGCAAGAGATTGCCAAGAAGGCGCTGACGCAGGCAGACAAGAAGTTGACCTGGGAGCGCCAGGACAAGCCTCAGCTTGAAAAGACCTATGGCCAGTTAGAAAAGTCCAAGTACAGCGATCCGCTGCAAAAGCGCCAAAAGAATGTTGAGGCGGTGGTGCAGGAGCGCATCAAGAAGGCTAAAGATTTCTTGGCCCAACCGACTGAGCCGTGGCAGCCGCCGCCGGGAGAGCTGCAGGCGTTTGATCGTGAGCGGATTAAAGATGCTCTTGAGGGGTTCCCTGGTGTTGAGCAAACAAAGTTCCCGCGATATGAGCCGGCCAGGGCTGACTTGAGTCACGTTGAAGAGGTCTATGGTGACCCGGTAAACCGCGGGCTGATCAAGCAACAGATTGAGCGTGGATTGCCCTTGGGCGGCGAGACTTTCTATGGTTCTTTGTATCCGCTGAAGTTGGCCGTGCTTGAGCGCGGGATCCCGGAAGAGAAGTTCAATCAGTTCGTGTACAGCATTGCTCCGGCATCAGCTAGAAATTCAATCTTGAATGAGGTGGCTGTTGGCCAGTTCTTGCGTGACATGAAGGCCAGGGGTTTGCCGCTGGATGAGCAGACTGTCAAACAAGAGATGGCCGCGTTTAAGCAAAAGTATGGGACTGGTCTGCCGTTGATGCCGATCCACAGAGAGGGCGTCAGGCAAGTTATTGAGGGGCCAATTAATTTGCGCGAGCACGTCAAGGCTGACATTCCAACGAACTACAAGATCCCGACCTACGGCACCCAAAAGGCGGGGGACTTTGGCAAGTCTGTTGTTCTTGACGTTCACGAGGCTGCCGGAGAAACGCAGGGCAGCAAGTATCACCCTTACTTTACGGAGCAGGGTGGCTTCGGGCCGACCGAATACGGGTTGGCCGAGAACAAGATGTTAGACATCGCCGGCGAAATGGGCATACCTGGTGGCATGGCTCAGGCCGGTAGATGGTTTGGTGGCGGAGAACTGACGGGGCTGAAGTCGCCTCGAGGCGATGCGCTGGATTTGTTAGAGAAGCAAGCCGCGTATACCCTGCAGGGTCAGGGCATCAATCCAACGCCAAAGACCGTCAGAAATTACATCCTCAACATGATTGATACTGGTGAGGGTGTGATGATGCCTTGGTTCAAGAATGCGCCGTTGCCGGATGTGCGCACGGTGAAAAAAGAGGGCGGCTTGGCCCAAGCAACTAGGAAATAAACATGGCAACCGAATTCCCTATTGATCAAGAGTTTGGGCGCTTCGTTGGCCCTCAGTCTCAAGAAGGCGACCAGCCTATTGAAGTTGACCTTGATCTTGAAGAGTCAGAGTACGAAGAGCTTCCCGATGGCTCTGTGGTCGTTCGCATGAACACCAAAGGCCCCATGGAAGACGAAGACTTCTACCAGAACCTGGCCGACAGTGATGCTTTGGACAGCATGGACGTTGACGGGCTGGCTCTGCGCTACATCGAGTTGATTGAGAAGGATCGGGAAGCCCGCAAACAGCGCGACAAGCAGTACGAAGAGGGCTTGCGCCGCACTGGTTTGGGCAAAGACGCGCCTGGCGGGGCTAACTTTAACGGCGCCAGCAAGGTTGTCCACCCCGTGATGGCCGAAGCCTGCGTGGATTTCGCTGCTCGAGCCTTCAAAGAACTGTTTCCACCTGATGGCCCGACCCGCACGAAGATCCTGGGTGACGTGACTGAGGAGAAGACTGCGGTTGCCGAGCGCAAACGGGACTTCATGAACTGGCAGTTGAGCGAGCAGATTGAAGAATTTGCCGATGAGCAGGAGCAATTGCTGACTCAGCTACCTTTGGGCGGCTCTCAGTACCTGAAGATGTGGTACGACGAGCGCAAAAAGCGTCCTTCTGCCCAGTTTCTGCCCATTGACAACGTACTTTTGCCCTTCTCGGCGGGAAGTTTTTATACAGCGCAGCGCGTAACGGAGGTTGATGACATCTCCGACTACGAATTTAAGCGCCGGATTGCGTCTGGACTGTACAGAGACACGAATTACATCCGTGCCACGATGGATCCAGAGCCGACTGCGGCTCAGAAAGCCAACGACAAGATTGAAGGGCGCAATCCCAACGATAACGAAGACGGTTTGCGCCGTGTTTATCACGTCTACACCTGGCTCGAGCTAGAAGACGACCCGATTACCAAGGGCGAGATGGCGCCTTACATCCTGATGATTGACGAGTTGGACTCGACAGTCGTTGGTTTGTACCGGAATTGGGAAGAAGGCGACGAGACGATGACGAAACTTGACTGGATTGTCGAGTTCAAGTTCATCCCGTGGCGTGGCGTGTACGCTGTTGGCCTGCCGCACCTCGTTGGAGGCCTCTCCGCGGCTGCTACGGGCGCTTTGCGTGCCCTTTTGGACTCTGCCCACATCAATAACGCTGCGACGCTCCTGAAGCTCAAGGGCGCTAAGGTGTCTGGCCAGTCTCAACAGGTCGAGGTGACGCAGGTTGCTGAGATTGAGGCGGCTCCTGGCGTGGATGATGTGCGTAAGTTGGCCATGCCGATGCCATTTAACCCGCCATCGCCGGTTCTGTTTGAGCTTCTGGGCTGGTTGACCAATGCAGCTAAGGGTGTGGTGACCACAGCCGAGGAAAAGATCGCTGACGTGGGCCAAAACACGCCTGTGGGCACGACTCAGGCGCTGATTGAGCAGGGCGCCGCGGTGTTCTCTGCGATTCACGCCCGTTTGCACAAGTCTCAGGGCAAAGTCTTGGGGATTTTGCAGCGCATCAACCGCTGGTATCTGGATGATATGCAGCGTGGTGACGTCGTTGAGGATCTGGACATCAAGCGCGAGGACTTTGCTCGGGTTACTGACGTTATTCCGGTCTCTGACCCGCATATCTTCAGCGAAACCCAGCGCATGGCCCAGACGCAAGCCGTCATGGCCGTGATGAAAGATAACCCTGACCTGTTTAACCGCAGAGCGGTGGTTCAGCGCTTCCTCAAGCAGATCAAAGTCCCTGGCGTCAATGAATTGATGATTGACGTGCCCGCTCCCGAGAAGATGGACGCCGCTAACGAGAACGTGGCGATGGCCATTGGTCAGGCTGCGTTTGCTTACCCCGAGCAAGACCACCTTGGCCACCTGCAGACGCACCTGGACTTCGCTAAAGATCCGGTCTTTGGTGGAAACCCTGTGATTGCGCCGAGTTTCCTGCCTAAGGCGGTTGAGCACATAAAACAACACTTGGCGCTGTGGTACTTGAACCGCATGAACGGCTACGTTGAGAAGAGTCTGGGACAGAAAGTGGACGACTACGACTTGCTCAACGATCCGAAGCCTATCGACAAGCTGTTTGGTGCTGCAGCGCAGCACGTCACGATGGACAGCCAGCAGACCCTTGCTGGGATCTTGCCTGTGATCCAGCAGATGATCAAACAAGTCGAGCAGTTCAAGCCGAAGCCTGACCTCACGCCGGATGGCCAGGTGTTGCTGCAGACCAGCATGGCAGAGACCCAGCGCCGCCAGGCCCGCGACCAGGCGGAAATGCAACTCAAGGGTCAGGATATGCAGGCAAAGCTGCAGTTGGCCCAGCAAAAGCAGATGGACGAGAAAGATCTGGCCATCGAGGAGTTGCAACTCAAGTACGCCATCGCTACTGGCGACATGGAGACCAAAGAGCGCATCGAGACGGCCCGCCTCACGCGGGATGCCGCCCGGTTAAGACACGACCAGGACAAGACCGTCATGGAGTTTTCAACCAAAGAAGGAGGCCGATATGGCTACCAGTGACCAAGAGCAAAAGAGCATCAATGTCCCCCAGCACAAGCGCATCGCTATGGGCGAGAAGCTGGATGGACAGTCCATGCAACCCAAGGGCCAAGCCCAGCAACCTAAACAAGGAGGCCTATCACAAGCAAAGACCAAATAAGTGAAAACCCTAAGCGATCTGATTGGTGGGATTAAGTCTAGGCAGGCTGAAATAGCCGCGTCCCTTGCTGCTGGTAATGCAGCGAACTGGGAGACTTACCACCGCATGGTCGGTCATTTCCAAGGGCTACAGGAGTCTTTGGAGATATTGCATAACCTGATGAAGGAAGATGAAGAAAATGAGTGAACCGGTAGCTTCTAACGAAGCTGAATTGGCTTGGGCATTTCCGAGCGTAGACCCCGGTGCGAAACCTCTTGGTGGCCGTATTCTTGTGCAACTACGGCGTACAAAGAAGAAATCGACGAGTGCCGGGATTATTTTGGTTGAAGAAACCAAAGAAACCGAGAAGTGGAACAACATGGTAGCCAAAGTGGTCGAGATCGGCCCGCTGGCATTTAAGCACCGTGACACGATGAAGGATTGGCCGGAAGGCTCCTGGTGCGTGGCTGGTGACTACATCCGTGTCCCTAAGTGGGGCGGCGACCGTTGGGAAGTAAAAGTCCCCGGCGACGACGAGCTTGAGGATCCGGCGTTGTTCATGATTCTCAATGATCACGAAATCATCGCAAAGGTGACGGGTGATCCCCTGGCAATGAAGGCGTTTCTATGAGCACAGAAGATAAAGCTAAAGTTGACGATCTGTCTGTCACTGAAGAACAAGACGGGTCGGTAACTGTTCAATTACCTGACGACATCCCGTCGCCTCAGGCTGACGATCAAGAGGCTCAGGCTTCTAGTGATGACGGTGCAGATGACGATCAGCCCGATGACACTGATGCGATTCGTGAGGCTAGGCGCAACCGGCGCAAGGCCAAGAAAGAGTACATCAAGCGTACAAACGAGGAAAAAGACCAGCGATTGGTGATGCTCCAGCGGCAGAACCAAGAGTTGATGGAGCGTTTGTCTGTCGTTGAGCGCAAGACCCAAAGCTCTGATCTTGCCCGCTTGGACAAAGCTATTGATGACGAAGAACTTCGGATTCAGTACTTTGAGGCCAAGAAGCGTGAGGCTATCAATAACTCTGATGGCGACGCTTTTAATAAGGCCCAAGACGCTTGGTACGAGGCCCGACGCAAAGTCGAGTCCATGAAGGCTGTTAAACAACAGGCCGTTCAATCTGCCAATCAAGAAACTGGAGCGGTGAACCCCAAGTTAATGCGTCACGCAAATGCTTGGATGGAGAGTAACTCCTGGTATGACCCGAATGGCGATGATGAGGACAGTCAAATTGCCAAAATCATCGACAACAAGTTAGTTCGGGAGGGCTGGGATCCGGCCACAGAAGAGTATTGGGAAGAACTTGACAATCGCTTGCAAAAGAGATTGCCTCATAGGTACAATCAAAGTCATGACGAACCTTCCAGAAGGAGCAAACCTAGAAGTTTTGTAACTGGGTCGGGGCGTGAGTCAACTGGTGGCCGCGGAAGTGGCAATACTTTTGTGCTTGAGCCTGAACAGGTTAGAGCCATGAAAGAAGCGGGATTCTGGGATGACCCAGATAAACGCGCCAGGATGATCAAACGCTACGCCCAAGAAGCACGAAACAATAGGAGCTAAACATTATGGATGCCCGTCTCAAAAAAAATCTCTCAGCCGGTGGCCGTGAACAAAGATCTTCGCAAGATTTGAGTCGCGCCGCTCCTGAAGAAAAGTTCATGTCAGCGCAGGAACGTCGCAAGATGTGGAGCGATGAATGGACACAAAGTGCGCTGCCAAAGACCCCGGAAGTTCCTGGGTGGCACCTTTGCTGGTTATCGACCACCAACAGCTACGACAGTATTGATAAGCGAATCCGCCTTGGCTACGTTCCTGTTCGCGCAGATGAGTTGCCTGGGTTTGAGAATTACCGCGTAAAAGCTGGCGAAGACGTAGGTTTTATCGCTTGTAATGAAATGCGCCTGTATAAGATCCCAATGGAGGTCTATCAGGACATTATGTTGCAGATGCACCATGAGGCTCCCAATGAGGAGGCGGACAAGATCCGCGTCCAGGTTGAGAATCTTCAGGGCGCACGCGATAGTTCAGGCAAGAGCTTGGGCAAGGTTGAAGGCGAGGGCTTTGGCGATTTTGACCGAAACGTTCCGACCCCAGTTTTCCACGGGTAGGACAAAAAGGAGTTAGAAGATGTCTTCTACTAGTGCTCCGTTCGGCCTGCGTCCTGCGTTCCATCCCTCTGGTCTGGATCGCGCTCAAGCG